TGGAGGAACAGAAGGCTTTAGTTTTTGAGGAGGGAGAAGTTGAAGGTATGGTATACCCTATCAATCCTATATTTACTATATCCGCACCTAAACCCCCTAATTTCACTTTCTCTCATTTAAATGTACCCACTATTGGTAAGGGCAGTATAATTTATACTCCTTCTGGTACAGGATCAGGTACGGTATTATCATTAACGGATCAAGTTGCAGCAGGAGGTTTATTTTCTATCTATAACTTCTTAGAAACTAAAGTTGTCTTACCTTCCTCAACAGACTTTTTTATTACTAACTGCGCTACTACGGACCAATACAATAATAGTAAGTTAGTTTCAACTCAGACTTCTTCTATATTTACTTCTGGATTATCTATACCATACCTGGAAGGAATTGTAAAGAATAAAAATACTGATCCTGCCGCAGCATCGGCTTTAGGATCGTACATAAGACTTCCCGATACATCAGAATTTAGAGACTTAACTTATTCTCCTAGCGGATTTAGTCTAGAGTTTTGGGCTCATGTACCAAATATTATGGACGGTGACATAGGATGGTTAAGTTCTACTACCTCGTCATTAACCAAGGCTGTTATTGCTTGTGAAAATGTGGGGGTTAAGGACGGAGTTTCCGCAGTAGATGAGAACGGAGTCCTCTTGGATTTAGATTATTTAGATAATAATAGAGGAGGAGCTTTTACTAGAGGTTTAGTGTGTGGGTTTACTAGAGATAGGAGGATTACCCAGGAATCTACAGGGTATAGTAATTCAAATGCATTAAACGATCCTGTCTCTTCTGTGAGTTTCTTTATAGCTCCAACACAAGCAAGAGATGCTTCATCAGCTTCTTGGATTAATACCTCTGGGGGTGTTTGTGCTAGTATTCTTGATTTTTATAAAATGAAAGTAGATTTATCTTCTAATACCTCTTTGGGGAATGTGTCTTCTCAGTTTGTTTTGTTTGATATTACGGTCTCTCCTCCAACTAACGAGGTAAAGTTTTATATTGATGGATCTGTAGTTGCTACTTCGGCTATTGATGCTGTGTTTGGAGTAGAGCCATATAAAACTCTAAATCTTCCTTCTTTTGTAAATGACAATAGCTTTGAATATTCTAGCACTACGGTAGATGGTCCCAGCACCTTACACCAAGGCCCAAGACTTAATCCTTTCTTTACTCCCTGGATAATAGGAGGAGGATACACAGACGGTATGTATACTCACGGGAACTTTTTAGGAGGAGGAGATAGAGGAGGAATAGTAAGTAGTTTGCGTGGGCACCTAGGTAGTTTAAAATTTTATTCTAAGCCTCTAAATAGTATAGAGATCTCCACAAATTATAAAGCTCAACAAGGCTTCTTCAAAACTATTATAACCTAATGGCTGCTAATCAAACAGTAAATATATACGGAACTAGACCACCTAAAGTAGTTCGGCAAAAAGATACCGAACACAAGAAAACTATTTTTGGCCTAAACTTTCCGTTGGGATCTGATAAACAAACGGGAGGATTCTTCCATAAATCTTCTGGGGTTGAGATTATTAGAGATGCTGTACAGCAACTCTTACGAACAGAGAGGGGAGAAAGAATTCTTTTGCCTAAATACGGTTGTAATTTACGGAAATTTTTATTTCAGCCCCTAGATGAAAATACTTTTGAAGGAATTAAAAGAGAAATCCTGTACTCTTTTGAAAAATATATAGTAGGAGCTAGAATTGCTAAGATATCAGTAATACCTTTTGGAGAATCAGGTCCTGCGGGAGGGAATTCGTTAAGGGTTTCCCTATTACTTAACTTAGTTGAGGATGATCTAGTTGTTTTTGATGTAGGAGTAGTAATAAAATGAATTTTTCTGGAACAGTTAGTTCAGACTTCATGAAATTAGTGAAGCTGCCTGAAAGTAAGAAGGTAGATCTTATAAATTTTGCCGCTACGGACTTTTTCTCTCTTAAGAATAGTTTAATTAAGTATATAAAAGCCGTATACCCCCTAGAATATCAGTATTTCGTTGAATCTGATTTAGGAATGATGTTTATTGAACTAATTGCTTATCAAGGAGCAGTTATGTCCATGAAAGCTGATATGTTAGCTAACGAAAATATGTTTGCTACGGCTAGACAAAGATCTAGTGTTAAAAAATTGCTGGAACTTATTGGAGTTAGAATGCGGGGACCTCTTTCCGCAGCCACTGATGCACAAATAACCTTTGATAACCCTCCCACCGAAACATACCCATATATTCTTACTCCTGCTAATAGGGTAGTTTCTATCAGTTCACCAGAAGATGGAGCAGCACTTTCCTACACTTTATACAAAGTTGTTGCTGGTTTTGCCGATACTGCCAACAGTACTGGAAATATAAGTTTATATGAGGGTGAGTCAGACAACAGTAATGATACCAGCACAATTTATAGTAATTTAGTTTTACAGGAGGGGGCATTAGTTACTGATAATGGGGAGTTTGCTGCTACAGAAGCAACGAAAAGTATAAAACTCACTCAAAGTCCAGTAGTTGAAGGCAGTATAGAAGTATTTATTACTTCACACACCTCCGATAGTAGTGGAGCGTATACGGAAGTGGATAATATCTATTTTGCATCAGGAACTTCGGATAAAATTTATGAAATAGTGTATGACGAAGATTATGCAGCCACTATTGTATTTGGAGATGGAGTTGTAGGAATATCTCCTCCCTCTAACGCATCTTACTTTATAACCTACAGAGTAGGGGGTGGTTCAAGAGGGAATATCGGAAAAAACTCTATAAATGCTAGTATAGACTCCACTAATCGTTCAATCGCAAGTCCAGGAACAATAACTAATATTTCTGTGGCTGTTGGAGGTGCAAACGCTGAAACTACGGATCATGCAAAGAAATGGGCTCCTCTAACCTTTAGACGGCAAGATAGATTAGTAACTTTGGAGGATTATACAGTATTTGCTAATAATTTTATTAGTAATTGGGGTACTGTTGGTAAAGCTACAGCAGTTACTCGTAAAGCTTATTCATCGGCTAATGTGTTAGATATTTATGTTTTAGAAAAAGCATCTGACATTCAACTTCAAAAGGCTACCCCGAATTTTAAAACTCAGTTACTTACTGACATAAACAAGAAGAAGATGGCTACAGACGAAATTGTAGTTGTAGATGGATTAATTAGAACTTTTGATTTAGTTGTTACTATAAGAGTGGACGAGGAACAAGAACAAAATCAAGGACAGGTCATCTCTAAAGTTAGGAATAAAATAATGAACTATCTAAATGTAGAAAATAGATCTTTTGGAGAAGCCTTAATAGTTGCTGATATTAATAGAGCTATTTTTGAAATTGATGAGGTTCGATACTCTACTATAGACAATTTAGGACAGGATGTTAGAGTAGATTTTAATGAGATAATTCAACTAAATAATCTCACAATTAATGTAGACTTGCTGAAATAATGGGCCAAAACAGATACACACCTAACCCTAGGACTTACTTTAAGAGTAATTTCGTAGATCTCCTGGAGAAAATTACTCCAGAGATGTATAAGGTAGAGGACTTGGATATGAGCGGTACAGAGCTTAATCCTATATCTCAAGTTGTAAATACGCATTTGACAGCCGCAGACAATATCGCCAGCGTTTTATCAATATCGGCTGTATCAAATTCGCAAACTTCTTCTTTAAATAATATTGCTGGGATATCGCAATATTTTGTAAAGCAAAATGAATTAACAAATATTAATCCTTATTTATTTGAGAATAACATTCTTTTGCCCCTAAACACTAGGTTAGCTAATTATACTACGAGTGGGCAATTCCAAACTTATCTGTCAGGAACCTTACTTCCTATGATTCAGTTAGTAAGAGACAAAGACACTCTTCCTGGTGATTATGGGAACATGAATGGCCCCTTAATTCAGAATATGAGTACTCTATCGGGCTTAACTGGAAATGCTAATGCTAGTAGTGTTCACAATTATTTAGTAGATAAATTAGGGTGGTTTTACTTCTTAAATACTTCGGCTGATGGAGGGTTGGCTTGGGATCCGTCTGGATATGTGATGAGTTCCTTAGGGAAAGTGTATCAGGGCGACTCATTAAAAACTATAGATGGAATACGAGGCTTTGAAGAGTTTCTATGGAGAAACTACGAAACTTGTACCACATTTTCTAATCTAAGTCTTATTCCTGGAGATTTTGTCTCTGGTACTGCTGATGCTATTACAGATCCAAGTGCTGGGGTAGTTGCAACCTATACTAGTGGCATACAAAAGTTAGATAGCCTTATAACTTTATTAGATGTAGTTTATTCTCCTCTTTATCTTGATCAAGAAGACTATACAGTTAAAGATGCATTTGATTCCTACATAGATGCTTCCTTAAGTTTAACTGATCAAACACCTAAAGGTCCATTTAGAAAATTTTTAACTGGAATGGGGTATAGTTTAGCTGATATAACTGACCAAGTAGAGAGCATAGGATTAATTTATGATATTGAAAATGTTAAAGAAGAACATCTACAGTATATCGCTGATCTCATAGGATGGAAGTTATTAGGAAGTTCACCCGCTAAATGGAGAAACCAACTTCGTCATGCAGTATCTCTTTATAAGAAGTCTGGAACTATTGAAGCTATTCAAAGCGCAATTAATAATTTAATTGTAAACTCTCTTTTAGATGTTTCTGGTGCTGTATCTGAGCTATGGGAATCCTATCTCCCACAATTAATTTGGTATAGTTTAGCAACTGAATCTCCTTATTTCCAAAATTTGAACACTTGGACATATGATATGGCCCAACAAGGAGGTGTAAGTGTTTATAATACCAGCAGTCTAGAAGAGAACTTAAAATTAGCTACTGATTCTATACTTTTAGATTTATATACAGCGTACCCGAAGAGTTTTCTTTTCAGAGGAAAACCTTTTGATCCTTTCAGATTAATAGAGTTAGGTGCGGAAGGAGATCTTTTAGATATTTATACTGTGGTGGGGGATCCAGCAATGCAACCCTTCCATATTCACAAAGAAAGTGATGTAGACTATGATTGGCTAAAAATGATAGCATATAAAAATGGGGAAGAGGCAGCATGGAATGCGGCATCTAGTTTTGGTCCCCTGGGTGCTGGAGTGTATATGTCAGGAATCTCGCATCCCCTTGAGGGAGAAAGGCCCACTTATCTATCTGCTACAGGAGATATAAACTTTGTTTTCAATTATAGAGATCGAGTTAATTATCCTCTTCCTCCGTTTGAAGAGATTAAATACTATAAAGATTGCCCAGTTACAGGAGAGATTTTAGAGCTTCTAGGAGAGAGGTTAGAATGCTTTGGAGTTAAATCTTCTTTCGTTACTTCGGTAAAAGATTATATTGCAAGCGGTACGGTTAATAGTACTACTAATATAGAAAGCCTTAACGGATTCTTAATGCTCTTCAGTTCCGTGCAGATACCTTCCAATTATAATGATGTAATATTAAATGGGTCTAACTATCAGAAGAATGTATTAGGGCTCTGGAACGGTAAATCATCTCACCTATTTGTTGATTTTGATACTGATACCTTTGATTTCTCCAAAACTACTATGGAGGGGGATTCTAGTTATGCTCCTATAGAAGCTTCTAGAATTGCACGAATGTTTTCTCCCGCTCATGCCATTACAAAAGTAAATCTTAATACAAATACCTCTGATCCTTATATAGCATCAAGTGTTAATTGGGATTATATTGGGCTTGATAAAGATGATACAAGAGCAGGGTACACTTCTGCTTCGATACTAGCGAACTTTGAAACTTGTGGAGCAGCGATGGGCTTGGTAGGTCCAGGAACATCTGATGGAAGAGGAGGATTGAATACTTTCAAACGAGCAGATGTAGCTAGAATAACAGATGCCCTTGAAACAACTACTACTGCTAATATTACTGCTCCTAGACGAGCTTTAAGAAGAAGAAACTTTAGATATACTCTTCCAAAAGAAGGGTACTACGATAGGACTGGATTTAATAGTCCTACTAGTTGGGATTTACAAGCTCAGAATCCAAACCTTGCCTCCTATACAGTTACCCCAACTAATGATCCAGGTATAAGTAACAATACTGATGTTACTGGATATTACTGGCTTAGAACAAGTGATGATTTGGGAACTTTTTCTTCGGTATTACTGACTAATCCTGATGGGGGAGTGTCTTCAATTATTTTGAGTGGGGATGAAGCGACCACCGCTCCCGCATCTAGGAGGTGCGGATTAATCCAACTTAATCCCAGAGCCGCTCAATATGGTAGCCAAGCTAGAAATAGTAGAATGCCGATTGTATTGGAAGACAAAACTATCACTTGGAGTGTTTATGTAAAAAGAGCCCCAACACCTACATTGGCTACCTCCTCTTGTACAATAGATTTCGTCGGATGGGATTATTTCGGAACAGGACAAGAAGCAAAGGGGGATACTGTTTTTGCCTGGGAATCTGATGATCCCGATACTAGCTCTGTTCTTACTTTAAAATCTGAAACCGCTGATTATCCTGTTACCCTGGAAGATGCGGGAGATGGATGGTATAGAATTAGTGTAAGTGTAGTTGGCAATACATGGGGATCTTACATGGAAGCTTCGGGAGTACTCACTCGCATTATGATGGGGGATACTGGTGGAGATGGAGATGCAGATAATCTAGAATATAAATCACTGTACTGGTATGGGCCTCAAGCTGAACAATGGGATACCTCCTTAGGTAAAACTGTACCAACTACTTATCAGGCAGTAGAAACAAATCTACCTGCTGTTATAGACAGAGGAGAAAATACTTTAGGGTATGTCCCTTCCGCAGGAGAGTTCTATCCTATACTTGATCCTATTAATCCGTCAGGTGTGTGGCATAGATGTGAAGATATAGGCTCTACTAAAACTTTCTCTGGTGTTGCAACAAGCTCTACTTTCCCCTATAGAGGATTAAGTGCATTACAAGCAAACTCTAAAATGCCTGAGGTGGGCTCTGCTACAGACAAGTATGTTGATAGAGCCCAAACTCCTCCGATCTACATTACTATGCATGAGTTGTATGAAGCTCAAGCTAAAGATTACGCTACGCAACAAACTTACCCAGTAACGGATGGTTATTGGAAAGATGAAATTCAGAGCTTTGCTAATAGGGCTATTGCTAGTGGCCTAGTATTAAATTCTTATGATGATTATATAAACTTCAGCTTCGGTACTGGACTCCAGGAAACTCATCGAGACTATTGTAAGTATTTTGCGAAACATCCTTTGGGGCTAAATGAACTTTATAATACTGGGGGAAATATTTTTGCTCAAGTGTTTGGCAAAGGTCTTTACAATTGTGATTTTGATATAGCTGGGTCTGCTGCTACTAAACCTCTTTTAGGGAACTATATTTCTTCTAGTACTACAGGAGCATTACCTATTTCCTCTCCTGCTGTTTTTAGTACCTACTTAGCTGACTCCACAGGAAATATTCTTAAAGATCCTACTTATATGGCTAGTGGAAATAATAGTGCTTGGACCTGGAACACTAATGGAAGTAGTGTGCCTAATACTCATATAGCCCCAGATGGATCAAAAACAGGAAGCACACTAATTGCTCTTGATCCTACGGGGACCTGGACCGCCACACAAAACCTAGTTCAAAACCCGCCAGTATTTCCCGATAGTCCTGCGGGAACACCTTTTACTTTCTCTTTATTCGTAAAAAATCAAAAAGAGTTGATAGGTACAAATGGAAGTGGTATTACTTTTGTTTTTTATATGGATAAGGATACCATCACATCCGCCCCCGAAACTGTAAGTATGG